GTTGGAACGATTTCCGATTCTTTTGATGCTAGGTATTCTACTGCCGATGTGTATTTGCTCATGTCTAATTGCCGCTTAGCGGTCTTTATTATGGTTAAAAGGGGTAGCCCCCTGCTTTCACCCTTAAAGCCCCTCAACGCGCTGTGAGGCGTGCTGAGAGGCTAGGGGTGACAACGGCTGGCTTTGTCTAGGGTTTAGTTGAATTTAATGCTAGGTGCTTTATTGCCAATATTGATGGTGGCTGTGCTAAACGGGGACTCCATAATGGTTTGCATAGCCTCCTCAATACTACTCACTCCCCAATATTCTTTTTTGTTATCTTGGTCAGTCACAACAAACGGAGCTAAGTTGAATATAGCGTGCGCCTGGTTTAGTTCTTCCATTGATTTCTTTAGGTTACTCATATGTTTTTGGGTTGGTTGGTTGGATACTTCTAGGAATTCTCTAGCCAAGCTGTCGATCATCTCCCAGATGCCATGTGGCTCCCACTCTTCAAGTGGTTCCCACCTGTGGTCTCGGATGAAGTCCATGATTTCTTGCTCGTCTAACTCGTCGAAGTTCGATGGCAGTTCATCAGTTAGGTAATGTCTTGACGCTCTTGTGTATGCTTCTGTTTTATTCATTTTTACGTGTGGTTAATTGGCGAGCTGTTTCCATATTGGAAATAGCTCGCTTGTGGTTTAGATTCTCTCGATTAGGAATGCCATTATTGACAAACCTAGTGCTATGACAAGACCTATTTTGAAGTTTTTTGCTATTGCAACCTCTTGACTAGTAAGCACTTCCGCGCTCGGCTCTTCTAAAGGCACAAGCAATGCCTCGTAAGACTGGCTTTCAGCGTCACGCATAGTAAGCGTAGGGTTAGCCCGAATGACTGCTTTGGCTTCCTCAATAGTCAATGCGTTGTCGTTTACCCGCTCTAATCCGAACGGCGTGTTTTTATAGATGTGTAGCTTCATGTTATTAATCTTTTGAAGTTAGGGTTTCATTATTAGCCTTTCTTAACCTATCGCAAGCTTTTTCAATCCATTGCGGCTCGCTGTCTTTTTCATCAAATCGACTGATCTCATAAACAATTGAGTCGTCAAGGGTTGCAAAGTCTTTAACGCTTAAAGTGCCAGCGTTAAAGTGGCGTTCAATGCGCTTTTCTAGTACGTACAGCTCGGATAATCCCGCCTTGCTTACTTGCTCTTCAAAGTGCTTGGCCGTTTCGTTTTGTATTTGTTTTTCTGTTTTCATTTTATTAGTGGTCTGTTTATGTTTAATGCCGTTTAATGGGACATAAATGCCCCTTAAAGGCGTTTTTATTGTTTGCTAGGGTATAGACTAGCAAAAGACTTGCAACGCGCTTTTTACGCCCGATTTATTCGCGCCCGCTTCCATTAGCGCAATAGCGTAAATTTCAGCGTGTTTTCTATTTCCTTTACTGAGTACAGAAAGCAATTGCCCGTATTTTCCGTAATGGTTTTGCGTAGTTTTAACGCTCTTCTCTATTGCCTTGACTGTTTCTAGGAAGTCATTCGCTAGATCTGTGATTAGTTCTTTTTGTTTTTCGTTTAGTTTCATTTTTCTTTTGTTTTGTGGTTTGCTTGCGCTTGAATGCGCTTTAAAGGAGTTTTAATCGATTGCAAGGGTTGCCTATGGTCTTGCACCCCGAAACCCCGTAGCGGTTAAACTACGGGGCGAGTGGTTTGAGGGTTATTCCTTCCTATAAAAGATCATGTAAAGGTTTGAACGTTCCTTGCGGTTATTTACTTGCTTAAAGCCTTGCGCCTTTAGGCTTTCGACTTCTTGCGCGTTTTCTTCGCTGAATGTTAGGCCATAAAGTTTAACTTCTTTAAAGGTTTCCATACTATCGCCCCCAACTTTCTTTAATCGAAACCCATACAATGGCTTGCAACTCATAACCCTTTAAATCGCTTTCTTTTGCGATTTGCGCGGTGATGGCTTCTATTCTTCTGTATTGCTTTGCTGTTACTGTTTCGACTGTTTCGGTGATGCCGTCTTTAGGTTTAACTAAACAGGCGCGAATGTGCCATTTATCAATTGTAATATGTTCGCTTGACAATAAGCCAACATTCATTGCAAAGGCGTGTGTTTTAGGCGCACTTGACGCAATGCGTTCGCCTTCATTCAATGCTCTAAAGGCTTTCAACTTGTTGGGCGTGTATGTGCAGACCTTTACAGATTCAGCTCCAAGGCCATTCTTCCAAGCGGTAATAACTGCCCTTGCGTCGATCTTGTTGCGTTCCCATTTATTGTTAGGCGAAAGCATTGAAATAACGCTTGCGACAATATACGCGGGCAAGTCAAATTCCTTTGCTAGTGACTTGCAAAAGGCTTGCGCTTCTTTATACCATTCCAAGCCGATTTGCTTGTTTTCATCGCTTGCGCTTGCTAGCCAAGATTTAAGATTTGCGCGGATTTGCGCGTCTGTTGCGCTTGCTACTGACAGTTTATTTCTGTTATTTTTCATTTTTCTTTTGGTTTGTGGTTTTCATTTGCCAGGTGTTGGCGCGCCAAAGCCCGCGCAATCAATTAAGAAGGGCGGGCGCAAGGTTTAGGCTCTTACTTGGCTATTCCGATTCGTACCCGTCAAACCAGCCATTTCCACTAGTCTTTTCGTCTTGGCAATGGGCTTGCGCTTGTTCAAGGGTTAAACCCTTTTTAAGCGTACGGTTTGAACCGTTAAAACGGAAGCGTATAATTTTATAAGTTGTCATGTTTTCTTGTGGTTTGTGGTTTAGTTTATGCGGGTATTCCGTAAAAGAACATTAGGCCAAAGGCAGCACCCATTGCAAGCGCAAGTATTAAGTTTTTGAGGGTTTCTTTTATTTTGTTTTTCATTATTCGTTTGGTTTGTGTTGGTGGTTTAATAGCCTTCCGTGATGGTCACAAGAACCGCGCACCCTTTAGTCAATAGGTCACTTTGTATCTCAATTGGAACGCCCGCCTGATTAAACGAGGCGACTAGGCGGGCAAATGCTAGGGATTCTGTCTTGTTGGTGAGATCGAATTTTATCGTGTTTTTCATAGTTGGTTTTTAGTTTGTGGTTTAGTTTGTGGTTTAGTTTGTGGTTTAGTTTTACTTAGGAAAGACAGCAAGCAATCACACTTTCAAAGACCTTGCAAGTTTTATTTTCATTTTCTTTTCCTTTCCTTTAAATGTCAATGAGTGGCTTTTATTTGTGGACTGAATTTGTGGCTTGAATTTGTGGACTGAATGAATTGTATAAGTGGATTGAATAAGTGGATTGAATTTGTGGATTGAATGAATCGCAAGCAAGCGAAAACAAACGGCAACAACGCAAGACAGATCGCGCGTGCGCCTGGGTGCGCGTGCCAGGGCGCGTGTGTGCGCGGGTGGGCGCGTAGTAAGTGGGGGGTGGAGGGGGTCAGCGATTTTTGCCGCCGTCTCGCGTTATAATACATATACGACCCTACAAAAAATAGAAATGAGATTACCGACATATCAAAGATGCGGAGTGATAGGGTCTTGCCAACGTCGCTTCGCTCCTAAGACCCCCAGACTCACCTATGGTTCGATTATAACATACGTGTCAAGCTTGTCAAGCCTTTTTTGGGGTGTTTTTAGGGGTGATATTACGTAAGGTGTTGATGTGTAGTGGATAAACTATTTTCAACTATTTTTCACGGGGTGTTATATTGGGGGGTTGACAGGTGTGTTATAATAATTACTTACCTCTACAGTAATAGTAATATGTGGGTCGTCTTGAGTTCGCTCGGGGCGACCTTCTTTGTGGGGGGGTTGACAGGTATGTTATGATGTAGTCATGTCAACTAAGGGATCAGAGCCAAGAACATTAAACAGGGACGCTGCTAAGTATCGTAGCAATTTTGATGGGATTAAGAAGGACACACGCAAGGCTTCGGACAAGCGTGAGGTTCCTGCTAGTGAGTTGCCTACGGGCATTCGTTCACGGACAATCTACGGGGGTAATAATTAATGGAGGATAGTGACGATCCAGTTGATAAGCTAAAGGCTTTCATGGCTGAGCATTCTATGAACTATGCCTTTGCCATATTGGACGAGGATGGTGATTTGCGGTATGATTACAGTAACTGGCGTGTGGGTAAGATGTTGTTTGCTGACAGTCTCATAGATATGGCAGAGGAGATGTTAATGGATAGTGCTATTTGGAGCGAGGCGGAGGATGAAGACGATGAGTGAAGAATTACAATTAGAAACCAAAGACTTCATCACTAAGAAGCTAAGGGACGCGCAGGAAGCCACTGGGCAGAATCGTGCGTGGTGCGTGCGTGAGCCTAAGAAGTGGGCGCTTGTGGCACAGCACATCATTCAGAAGCCAAATGGGGTGAGTGAATTTTTGCGCAACAATAAGATTACCCGAAACTTCTATTATGATGTACAGACAGAGCTGTTGTCAGACCCAGAGTCTTCGGAGATACGTAATGCATGGGCATCTGAGATATCCTCTGTGCTGTTCCAAGGGCTAGACACGTACCGAAAAGCTCAAGACAAGTACACGGATAGGGTTGAGAGTGGGGACATTGAGATTGATGGCAATGAGCTATTCAAGCAGGGCAAGAGCCTGCAGGCGTTCAACGACATTCACTCAAAGCTGACGGGCAACAACATTCAGCGGGTGGTAGTGGAGCACAAGACCACGCTAGACGAGGCGGAGGAGTATGCTCGTAAGATGCTAGAGGGCATCCAGGAAGTAGAGATTGTAGACTAGCATGAAATTTACTACGCATCCAATTCTCAAGGGTCCGACCCCCGAAGAGATCAAGAAGCTGTGCTTCAATGAGGATGGTTCCTCTAAGCAAGAAGGACTGAAGACTCTTGTAGAGATGCACAGGATGCATGAGGATGCTGTGGCTAATGCTGACGTTGATCCTCTTAATTTCGGTGTATCCCTTAAAGGTTGGGAATATGCAGACGAGATGCTGAATAACTATGATACGCTGATGATATTCGGCGGCAATCGTAGCTCAAAGACAGAGTATGGAGCTAGGAGCGTCGTGAAGGCTGCTTTGAAGAATCCAAAGTCTATCATCGTATGCTTTGCTCAAGACGCTGATGCGTCTATTAGAACGCAACAGGCGGCGGTCTACAGGTATCTACCCCCAGAGTTTAAGGTAAAGACTAAAGGTGTGTTAGAGTATTTGAACTACACAGTAAAGAACGGCTTTACAGGGCAGTCATTCATCCTACCTAATGGCTCACAGGTACTGTTCCATACATACAGCCAGTTCATTGCTAACAGGAGTAAGTTTGAGGGTCTTGAGCTAGGCTCTAAGACACCAGAATGGCACAACATTGGTCTGTGGCCAGACGAGTACCTTGAGGACGGAGACCTAATTCGCACCATGCGCTTCCGTTTAGCTACACGGGATGCCAAGATGATGCTGACGTTTACGCCTATTGACGGCTACACGCCATTCGTAGCTGAGTTTTTAAAGGGAGCAGAGACAAGGAAGACGCGCAAAGCACCATTGCTAGATGACGAAGAGGTTCCAGTAACACAATACAGCCCAGAGAAAGACGCTGGGATAGTGTATTTCCACTCGGAGTTCAATCCATTCGGTGGATATGAGCGTATTGCTAAGGAACTGAAGCACAGTACTAGAGACGAGATTCTTACTCGTGCGTATGGTGTTCCAGTCAAGAGCATGACATCTCTGTTCCCTCTGTTTAGCCAGAGTGTCCATGTGCTTTCAGATGATGAGTTTCCAGACTTGTCAGACAAGAAGGATTACACGTGCTACCAAGTGGTTGACCCTGCTGGCGCTCGTAACTACACAAGCCTATGGGCAGGTGTAACAGGCGTAGGATCAGATACAGAGATTTACATCCGCAGGGAGTGGCCAGATCGTAAGACCTACGGACCTTGGGCTGAGTTTGGTGACCCATACTGGAAGTTTGGACCAGCATCTAAGAAGCTAGGCTACGATGTTGTCGGATATTGTGAGCTTTTTTCCGACATTGAGGAGGAGCTTGGCATCCATCCATTCGAGCGCATTGGTGACTCTCGCTTCTTTGCCAATGAGAATGCAGACAATACTGACTTATTTGACCAGTTTTCTGCCCACGACTTTCACTATGTGCCGTCTATGGGTTCACAGGAGGAGCAGGGACTCACAGCTATTGATGACTGGTTCTACTACAACGTAAACTTGCCAATCGACGCAGCTAACAAGCCACGAGTATTTATACATGAAGACTGTGGTAATCTAATTTATGCCATTGTAAATTATGGCGCACAAAAAAAGAAAGACGAAGCATTGAAGGACTTTATTGATTGCCTTCGCTATTTGCGAACAGCAAACTACGGACATGGACCAGAACACTACTCGGGCGGCAAGCTAAAGTGCTTGGTTAGCTCAGGAGGATACTAACTATGAACATATACGAAGAGGCACAGGATAAGTGGCAACTAGCCACTGACCACTGGATCGAGCTAACCCTCGAAAAGTACAAGGGGTACGATATTGACGACCTAACCCAAGTATTCATGCGTGGACCATTTGCTGGCTGGAGCGAGCGCATGGTTCTGGAATTAGCGATGGGAATGGATGACGCAAATACAAAAGTACCAAGACATAAAATCAAATAAACTTACACATTATGACAGAAACAGAAAACGAAACCTGCAAGTCTATAGCAGAGCAATTGGGCGGAACATACACAGCAATGCGTATTGGAAAGCTTCGTGCAGCAGTATGTACGGAAGAAGATATGGATGGCAAATACATTCTTCCTAGTGGTGTATTAAAGATTATGAATCAAATCAAAGGAGAAATTGATGTCATTGAAACAGCATCACCAGCAGTTGTTACTGTTAGAGTGCTACATCAACAGACTGGAAACCCCAGATTTATATTTGCTGAAGACCTTGAAACTAAAAAGAAGGTTGTAGTTTCAGTACCAAAACGCCACAAAGATATTATTAATCAAAATGGCAAACGATTGAAAGTAAACAAAGGAGAGTTAGATGGACAAACATTCTACAGATATCCAGTTCGATAAATCATTTCTAACTAATAACGCAGCATATTGGATAGAAATTGATAGGCGAGTTAATAATCAAGAAATTAGTGACGAAGACCTTGAGGATTCTCTTGGATATGGAGATGAAACAATAATAAGAATACTCAGTGAAGCAAGAAACAAGACTGGGAGGTAATATGATATAATGACGGCAATGGCTATAAATAGAAATCAAGACAGCGACGAAGCAGAAGTTTATTTTGACGAGTTTGACTACGACCAGTTCAAGCAGACTTTTGACGAGGACGTTGATAGTCTTGCTGACTTTATTAAACGTTGCAGTGATTCTGCTAATATTCGCCATTGCCAATGGGAAGGCAAAACCAGTGACTTAAAGAAGTCTGGTGAAACATCATTTCCATTCCAAAACTCAAGCGATACAGAGGTTCACTTAGCTGAATATCATATTGCTTCTCAAGTAGCAATCAATGAGAATGCACTTCGCAAATCTTCAATTCGGGCTTATCCTCGTAGTTTTGAAGATGTTGCACGTTCACAAGAAGTTACTTCATTTATGAAGTGGCTTCGTGACGCTGGCATTAAAGATTTCTGGCAGCAAATGGAGAAGGCAGATAACTACGCACAAGAAAAATCTTTGCGAGTCGCATACTGCGACTATAAATCTCCAACTAAGCGTTCATACGAAAAGATCTTTGACCTAGAGGAAATTCAAAAAAGTTTCCCAGAAGAGGCGGCAGATTACATTTCAATACTAGCAGATGAAGATCGTATTGATGAAGCGCTTGAAGTATTTAATTCAATCCCAGGATGGGAAATTAATCAAAAGCGTGTAAAGAAAGCTTTGGGTGAACTAAGGAAAAATGGTACAGCAAAAATACCAGTAACAATTGAAGACCAAGGCGAGCCAGTTTTACAAGTACTTGCTCCAGATGAAGAGTTCTTTGCACCATCTTATACAACAAACTTTAAAGACGCAGTTCGTTGCCACATCCGTAAACCAATGACATCCCAAGAAATTCTAAGTCGTGTAAGCGCCGAGGAATGGGACAAAGATTGGGCGGATTGGGCAGTAGAGAATGAGCGTGGTACACTTAACGCATTCCGTACAAGCAGCACAATACCAAATCCTCGACAGCCGACTTCCCTAGATGAAGACCGCGACTTGATTGATGTTGTCTTTACGTTTGAACGTTTAATTGACCGAGATGATCTAGCTGAAGGTATTTACCTAACAGTATGGAGTCCCGAGTTTGGTGATAGCGATGGGCAAGTCCCACCATTCGCCAAGCGCACGCTGCTCAGTGGCTTGCGCCAATTACCCTTTGTCGTGCAGTCTCGTAGTTACGATGCACGTACACTATACAGCGCACCAACAGTTCCTGAGCTGCTAAAGGCAAGCCAGAAGAACCAGAAGGTTCTCCGAGACGCAAACATGGATAACTCAGCTTACGAGGTGAGTCCTTCATTGCTTGCGCCGCCAACGTGGGATCATGGTCGTCCAGGACCTGGTGGCGTATATGCTACCCGAACTGGTCAAGCACCATCATATCTACAACGTAACACGAACTTTGGGGCTGTATTTAATTTAGAGAAAGAAATTGTATCTGAAGCAGATCGTCTAATTGGCCATGATCCACAAGATCCTATTTCAATTCAAATGCAAACTGCATCAATTAATCGTCACCTAAGTTTTGCTCAAGATGTATTGAAGCTTGTATATGAAATGTATAAGCTTAAAGGACCAAACGAATTATTCTTCCGAATTACTGGTCGCCCAGAACCAGTTCAGTTTGTAAAAAATGAAGACGAAACTGAAATGGATGTATCTGTAAGTTTTAATACATTGTATGACGATCCAGAAAAGATGGAAAAAATGGCAAATACAATTATGCAAGCGGCTCAATTAGATACATCTGGTCGAGTAAACAATGAAGCTGTTGTTGACTTTCTGCTAACTATGGCTGATCCAATGGCTGCTGAAATTATTCTTCTTCCTGCTGAAGTTGGAACAGACAAAGTTAAGAACGAAACTCTTTCTGATATCGCTCAAATGTCTGCTGGCATTGCACGCGCACCAGCTCCAAATGCTGCTGAATTACGTATGCAAGTTGTCAGTGAATACGAAGCCGAGCAACAGCAAATCCAACAATCTGGTCAAGTTGAGTCTGTATTGTTTAGCAATCCTCAGTTTGTATTCCTGCTTGGAGAATATAAGAAGCAACTTGAAATGGTTCTTATGCAAGAAAAGAATGGCACTGAGTTTGGTATCTACGGAACCGAAGCAGCAAGTGTTGGCAATATGGAAACCCAAAACCTAGAGGGAGGCGTATAATCGTGAATTTTACTGAATTTAAGAAGCATCTTAACGATAATCCAGAAATTGGCCGCTGCCTCTATGAGTACTTAGAGGATCGTCGCGATCAAATGCTCTCTCAGCCTTGGTATTCTCCAGACAAATATTTAGGAAACCGATGCCAGACAGTTGCTCAATTCCTTACAGCAGATTTAATGGAAGAATTTAATTTTAAAAAATACTCCCGCAAAGATTAGTGCTGGGAGGACTTATGATATAATTTCACTAACAGCCTCCGCCTTGGCTGATTAACAATAGGTAGATATGACAGATACACTAGAAGCGGAAATCCCTGATTCCGAAGAAGCAATTCAGGAGACTAAAACACCAGAGCAGCGCCGACAAGATCTTTTACAAGATCGAATTGACAAAGCATTAGGTGCAACAGACGAACCAGAGCCAGAAGCTCCCGAAACCGAAGACGAAGAGGACGACGACGAAGAAGAAGTCGAAGTCCCCGAAGTTGATGAGGATGAAGAGGAAGAAAGCGATGATGAGTCAGACGTTCCTTCAGATGATGGAGGATTTGACATTGAGGATCTAAACGAAGAAGAACTAGAAGCACTTACACAGCAAGTATCGGCAAAAGCAGGGAAAGCCTTGACTAAAGCTCGCTTGCAGGAAAAAGAGCGGAAAGAACAGATTGAGTTCTTGGAAGAACAATTGCAGGTATTATCTGCAAATGTTGCTACAAGTGACAATCCGTTTGGTAGCATTAGATCAACAGAGGAAGCGGATTATGCAATTAAGCAAACTGAGGTCAACATTAAAGGTTGGAATCGAAAGCTAATTACGGATCGTGTTGAACAATATAATGAGAAGACTGGTGAAGACGAGTCTGGCGTTATGTTTGGGAAACAGTTTATGTCTGTAGATCAATTACTCAATGCCATTGACAGGGAAGAGGAGAAACTAGATCCACTACGTTACCGCAGGTTTGAGATTGAAAAAATCTCAGAAAAACTTGGGGATGCTGGTGGAGTCATCGAAGAAGTTCGTGGCAAGCTAGGGATCGAAGACGAATCAGACGAAGCAAAAGAGTATGAAGCTCTTTTGAAAAATCCAAAGTTTGCATTAGTTCAGAATATCCTCCCAGAGTATGCAAGTGAGTTAATTGAAATTTTAGGTCGTGCGGCAGTAACTAAATTGCCAGAGACTAAAAAATTAAATAAGAAGCTCAAGCGCAAAGCTCCCAAGTCTAAAACATCGAACGTTTCATTAAATACAAAAGCTGCTCGTGAACCAAAAAAATCGAACAGTGTTAGTGTAAAAGTTAAAAAACTGCAAAAGATCATCAGTGATCCGAGGCAAACAATCGCTGCTCGGCGCGACGCTGACCAGCAAATTAGAATCTTAAATAGAAGTTAAAATTATGGCACAAACATATTCAAGTACAGTCGGTAATCGCGAGTCTCTGCGTCAAACAGCAGAACTCCTTGCAGCCGATATTACCCCAGTAACAGGCTTGCTGAATCACACAGCAACCAAAAACAAGCGCCCTCGCTGTCTCATGGACAAGCTGAAGGCTGTAGCAAATACACCGCACGTTGAAGGCACTGACACAAACGTAGGTCGTGACGCATTTTCCGAGGTTCGCGAGTTCCAAGGTCAAGCACAACGCACAGTTGTTGAGTACGCTGTATCAAAAGAGCAAGAGCAAGAAGACTCGGCTGTTATCTCCAACATGATCAAGGCAGCCGACAAGTCTGCAATTGAAGTTGCGATTGACAAAGAGTTCGTAATCTGCGGTGACCAAGGCGTAACTCCTGACGTTCCAGGTACAACTGGTGGTGCTACCGCTGGTATCGGCGCTCTTATCTCAAACACACCAGGCAATGGTGTTGACGCACTGTACGTAACTCCAGCAGCATCTATCTACGGCGGTCTCAAGGCTTCTTATGATGACGCAGCAATGGGCGCACAAATTGCTTCCATGTGGAGCCAAGACACAACCATGCAGGATCTTTGGTTGGTCGCGGGTCCAGGTCTCCGCGAGCATATTGTTGCTTCGTTCACACGCACTGCTGGTGCAGCATCTCAAGTTGACTACAACGTGAATGGCACTACTACTATCCCTTGGATGGTTGAGATCATTGACTCTCAGTTCGGTCAAATCAAGATGAAGAGTGCAAACCCTAATTGTATGCCTTCCACAGATCGTGGTTACTTCATCAATCCTGGTCTTCTTAGCGTTGCTGAGTACCAAGGCATTGAGTCTGAAAACTATCCTTTCTTGGGTGGTTCGTACAAGGGCGCGGTTGACACACGTTACGCACTTATGACCACAGGACCTAATGGTCTTGGCAAGGTCGAGTTTAGCGACGAAGCGTAGTTAGTTAGTATTTCGGGAGCGTGTCAATTAAACTTGACACGATTAAACTTGACGCGCTCCCTTTTACTTATATTTTAATTTAAAGGAATAATAAAATTATGTACAAAAACAAAGTAAAGTGCAATCACAAGGGCAGTACGGAAAATAAAGGAACAACAGGTTCAACTAAAAAGAAGTATTAGTATATGCGGAAGATATTAACAGACGATGAATTAACAGCACTAGCGGCAAAGATGGAACTTCGTCGTCAATGGTTAATGTCTCCAGCAGGAAGAGCGCGTCGCGATGAAGTGATGCGCCAGTACATGAAGAAAACATACAGTGGCAACAAGCAGAGTCAGAACAAGGTTTTGAACTTTGCTGGTTGCTACGATGTTTTTGAACAGAAGGAGATGGAGTACGAATGTAAAGCCATAGATGGCACAGACTTCGTGAATCCAGACTACCTAAAATTTAAACAGAAAGACTTCAAGGAACGTGGTCTAACAGGGGATTGGCTTAACTAATGGCACAACAAACACGCACATGGGCAGAAGTAGTTGGGCTAACTCAAGCACGAGCTGGGGCAGCCTTTTCTTCGGGAACTGAG